TATCCATTATACTATAATAAAAGCGCTTTGGCAAGCACTTTTTTTCAACAAATTCATCAACAAATACAATACTATTTATGCTAGGAAATCTTTAGAAATGGTCCTGCACTAGCATATTGTTTTTTTGCACCATAATATGCTACATTTAAGAAGTTATTTAATTGTCTTTTATCTTCTAATGATTTTAATATCTGTATCCATTTAAAACATTGTAATTTAGCACTCAATTGAGAGGCAGTTCTATTATTATCTACCTCTAATTCTCTTGCTTGTTCAAATGATTTGCTCCAAGAGTTTTTACCGAAGTAAACTTTATTGCCATCTATACTATATGTTTTTAATTTTGCTTGTTCTTTTACATAAAAATCAATATCATTTTTAGTAAATGCACCAACTTTAGGCAAATTACTTCCCATTCTTCTACTTAAACCATATTTTTTAATAAATGGGTCAATAGCAGCTCTTGATGATACTTTACCTAATTTAGCAGCTGCACCTACACCTGTCATGTCCATTTGTGTACTCTCTCTTATATCACCAGAAAAAGCTCTTACTTGAACATTAACTACATTTTTATCTACATTTAAAGCAAATGCCATTTCACCTGTGTTAAACTCACCTCTATCATCAATATCTAAATCACATCTTAAACTATTTTTTACCATAGATATTTTTGATGTTTTCATACCACCAACATTTGTTTCTTCAAGACTTACACTTTTACCTAATTTTTTTAATGATATACCTACTAACTCTCTTTTGACAAATAGGTCTCTCATATACTCATTAAGAGCATCCAATTTAGCTTCGTTTTCAGTTTTTCTATTACCTATTTCTGTAATCTTTTCTAGGATTTTATTTCTACTAGATTTTTTAATAATGTATATGTCAGCAGGATTCCAACTATCTTTTTGTCTTACACCACAATTTGTGGCTGCCTTTTCAATAATAGGCATGGCGCCTTTATCTCTTGAATATTCGTAACCTTTTTTACCTTTTAGCCATTTTTTTAATGCTTCTGATTGCATTTTAAAAGTTTCGTACCATTCATCATCATATTTTGGATAAATCTTTTCTACTTCACTATCTCTAGGAAACTTATTTTTTTCAATTACACTTTCACAAATAAATCGTGTAGCATTTTCTTGTTTAGGAGTATCAGCGGCTGCGTCCATTTTACCACTACCAGAACCATTACCAAACTGTATCTTTAATTTAGATATATCAATTTTTGCTTTTGATAATTTTTCTTTTACAGTTTTGATATTGTCTTTTTTTTCTACAGCTCTAGGAATTTTAATATCAGAAAAATCTTTATTAGGGTCTAATACTATGGTTTCACCATATTGTTTTTTAATAAAATCAAAAACCTTACTAGCTTGTAAACTATAAGGTTTCTTTCTTGCTTTTACTTCAACTACTGATTTTGGTCTAAAATTAAATGCCATGTTCTCTCCTTACACTATTTAGGAGCTTTTGGCAACTAGTAATTAAATAGAAATTTAGGTATGCCACCGTTCTCTTGCCAGACACGGTTTTTATTTTGAAAGTCTGCTAGATGTTGAGCGTCTTCTTCAAAGAAGTATTTACAGACTATGTTATTTGTAGGTTGTTCTAGTACATGCCATAGAATCTTCTTGCCTTCTTTAGCCATCTCTACTGTATATTTCAATTTTTTCTCCAATGAATTAGGTCTCTTATCACCTTTGTGAAATCTTACTTTTTGTGTTTTCTTTTTAGGCATATATGTTATAGTTTAAAGTCGCTAAACTTATTATAAGCGTCTTCTTTTTCATCTGTTTGATTTGCGTCAACTATGTTTTGACTTGATTGTTGAACATCATACAATCTCATTTTAGACCTATCAACACCAATAATAAAGGCACGATTGACGCTTGGGTCATTGTATCTGTTCTTCAATTGTTTTACTTTCATCTGACCTAAAGCTTCTAGTTCTTCATTTGACATTAAGGCAAACATGAAGTCAGCAGTTGCTGGAAGACCAAAAGATTCGGAAGTATCTTCAAGACCAATATCAGTTGACACGAAACCAGTTCTGGTTGTTTGTGTTGCACTAAAGATTGGTACATTGAATTCTACTGCCAAACCTCTTAGCTCTTCAGCAATTGCTTTAATGTAAAAGTAAGATGAAATATTACCACCTTTAAATCTACTTGAAGCACAAATGTTCAAATAGTCTATAAAGATGACATCAGGTCTAAAGGATTTCTTTAGAGCTAATTCGTTTAACAACGACTTGAAGTGACCACTATGAGCAGACGCCGTTGGATATTCTTTGACGATAAGTTGACCTTGAGTCTTTTCTCTCAACTTTTTAATCTTGCCTTCATATAATTGATGAGGCATTTCGTGTAAATCTTCCATAGTAACATCTAAAAGATTTGCGTCTATTCTTTCAGCAATTCTTTCTTCAGCCATTTCTAAAGTAATATACAATACATTTAAACCTTGCAACAAATAACTTGAAGCAACATGACACATAAACAAGGACTTACCAACACCTGTACCTGCAAGAGCAATGTTTAATGTTTTACTTGGAACACCACCTTTGGTAATTCTATTCATGTAATCTAAATCAAATTGATATCTCTTCTCTTTTGTATGATAAAATTTAAATCTTTCTTCAGCGTCTTCTATATAATCGTGACCAACTGACTTGTCAAATGATACGGCTAATGCGTCTGATAAGATATGTGGTATTGCCTCTGGTGTTTGTTTCTTATCTTTGCCATCTAGTATTTTTATACCACTTAATACTGCATTATGAACAGCACGGTCTTTACAAAACTTTTCTGTAGTTTCTGATAGCCATTGGTTATCTGACTCGGTATTTTCTATTGCAACAACATAATCTTTTATGTGATTTAATTCTTCTTCGTTAATATCTTTTCTACTATTAAGTTCAATTAAGATAGCGTCTTTAGTAGGAAGATTATTATACTTCTCTACAAATTTAAATATTTCACCAAACAATAATTGTTCAACACGATTACCAAAATACTCTTCTTTGATAAAAGGTAAAACTTTTCTAGTATATTCTTCATTGAAGAACAGACTACTGATTATTGTATTTTCAATTCGTGATTGCTGTACCATCTTTTAATTTCTCTTCTAATAATTCTAATAAAATATCACCAATATAATCTATAAACTCTTTATTGTCAAGCAGGAGAAGATTACGAGGATTGCTGTCAACTGTATAATCAAATTTCATAGGTAGTTTACCCTCTTTCAATTCTGATTCAGGTGCAAACGCAACTCTGCCATAATGGTAAATTACATCTTTGAATTTACCCTCTGTCAACTTGATACAAGAATGTTCAGCGCCCTCTTTCTGAGCAAAAACATATCTTCTATTCTTCGTCTTGTCCGTAGGTGAATTTTTGTTTTGTATAGTCATCAATCTTTTCCAATATTTCTTTTGTATAATACTTTTCAGGCTCTGTATTGATAGACTTACCAAAAACTTTGGTGCCATCTGGCATTTCATATCTTGTAGATACTTTCTTAAAGACACCAGCTTCTTCGCCGAGTTCTAAAAGACCATAGTATCTGTCAAGACCAGTTTTATAAGTTAGTCTTACATCTATTTGAGCATTCTCTTTTGTTATTCTTGATTTAAAGTTTTTACAATGTATAATATTACCTATTACCTCGGTACCATCTTTTTCTTTTCTTTTACCTAGATAAACGATTGATGAAGCAGCGTATTTCAAACCTGAACCGCCACCCATTTCTTTTTGTGGAAACATAGAACCAATCACATCATAAGTATGATTAGTCATTATCATAGGAACACCTGCTTGACCTAGTTTTAAAGTCAATACTCTGAAAGTAGATTTAACAATTTGTGACCTTGTCATATCTCTTGTTTCTTTACCAGCAGCCGTATCTTCCATTTCTTTTGTAGTAGATAACATACCTAAACTGTCTAATACAAACAACATAGGTTTTCTTTTGTCTTCTGGTTGTTCCAAATATTTGTCAATCACTTTAATTGATTGAGCTCTGAATTCTTGTACTGTTGCAACTGGCATAACCACAAGTCTTGTACTATCAACACCACGGCTTTCAACCATGTCTCTTGATATAGCATTCTCTGATTCAAAGTAAATTACACCTGCGTCTTTGTTTGCCTCTAAAAAAGACTTCACTACGCCTAATGCAAAGAATGTTTTACCTGTAGCAGCTTCACCTGCAATTGCTGTGATACGATTGCCTGGTAGGCCACCGTAAATAGAACCGGACAATAACGCATTGAAAGAATATGAACCTGTATCAATAAACGAATCAACATCACCTCCAGCAACACCGTCTTTTGCCAATGTGGCATACTCATTACCGGTTTCTTTTATAATATCTTTTAAAAAATCACTCATTATTTCTCCTAATATACATCATTTGTTTATAATTGTCAAGCGTCATCTGATAATATCAATCTGACTTTCTTTTGTCCATATTTCAAGGTCATTTCGTAAACGACCATCCTTATTTAGATTGTCAAATCTTTTGGTGGCCATTTTTCTCCACCATTCTATTAGTTCATTATCATGGAATCTATCGTAATTTGGTGCTCTGACAATCTTATCTGTTTTACCATTTACAATATCTATATAGTTATCTATACCATAATTGCTTACATAATATCTTTTTTGTTCAGTAAGTTTTTTTGCATTTGTTATTGTAGATTTAAATTTCTCTAGGTCATCACCATCTAGTGCTTTCTTTACTAGACCTTGTATCGCTGTGGTAATTTTTAACTTTCTACTAGAAGCGTCTTCTTTAATAAAAATACCAATTCTATCTTCAACATACTTTAACATATCTTTAAATGGTTTACCATGTATCATTGGTATAAAATCACTATCAGTTAGGCCTCTATTTTTTAACATAGGTTTCATACCGTCATACTGACTAGCAGATTTACTGTTACCATATAAACTTGTGGTCTCAAACATAACTAAATTCATATCATATTTTTTATTCAACATCTCTCTGACTTGATGTGAACAACATAAGGCAGCCAATAATTTACCACCAAGATAATTATAACCAAAAGGTTGTGATGGTACAATTACAAAACCCATAATGGCAGTTTTGTTAAACACAGGTAAATCAGGTACATTACCTAATAAAACATTTCTAGGTCTCATATTAATAACTGGCGAACCAAATCTCATA